CCTTGGTGTTCGGAATGCCGCTGTTCTTGGCGATGACCCCGGCGGTCATCCCCTTGGAGAATGCCGTGCCGCCTTTGTTACCCTGTTCGGTGATGCCGGAAGTAAGACCGCGCCCGGTGATGCGCTTCACCCAAGTTTCATAGGCTTCACCCGGTTTCTTGAACCAAGGCGTCACACCGGTCGCAAAGCCCTTTCCGAAGCTGTTGCCGGTATCCTTGCCGCCATTGAAATACTGCGTCAGGTCGCCGTAATCCAAACTGCTGGCATCGTAGTGCCCGCTCTTGTCGCCGATGTTGGTTCGTGCGCCAAGGACGGTCGCAACGCCCTCCGGACCAAGGACCTCCTCGTCATACCATTTGGAAAACTGCACGGCGAACTCGGTGGCAATAAAGCCTACCGATACGCCCGCGAGTGCCGCGCCAAGGGTCTTCAGCCCAACGCTGCTCTTCAGTTTAGTGAGAAGGGAAGTGCTTCCGGCAGCACCCTCTATGCCGTCCGAAATGCCATCTGCCACGCTGCCCTTCACGGTCTCACCGCCGAACACTTCCTTGCCAAGCCACTTGGCAACCTTCGGCGCGACCTTCGGCGTGGCAAGAGCAAGAATGCCCTCCCAACCAAGGCCACCGATACCGTCCACGATGCCACTAAGCACCGTCCCCCATTCGATTTTCTTGACGGCTTCGGTAAAGAAGTTGCCAATGGCACGGGCGATGTCGCCGATGACTTTTCCGATGGAGCCAAGCGGGATATCATTGATGATGGCCGCGACCGCCCCGCCAAGCTTTGTGCCAAGAGAGGGCAGGTCTAACCCTGCAAGCGCCTCGTCAATGGCCGTGGCGACATCGGACGCGGTGATCTGATCGAAGATCGCCGTCACCATATCGAGGAACGAACCGACAACGCCGTTCACGCCCTTACCGATGCTCTTCCACGGAATCTTCTCCGTCAGGAAGGTCTTCATCGTCTTGCCGATCTTCTCGCCAAGACCGCCCTTGGAGGTCAGGCCATTAAGGAAACTCTCGATGGCGTTGGTGATGTCGGACGGCTGAATGGTGTCAATAGCCGCAGAAATGAAGTCTACAATGCCGTGCGCCGCAGTATTCCAAGTCTTCCCCAGGTTCTTCCACTCAAGGTTCTTCAGCCAGTTGCCGATGGCCGTTCCGATGGCCGTACCGGCATCCGTGAAGTGGAAGTTCTCCAAGAGGCCAAGCGCCGTGTTAATAACGGCATTCGTCTTGTTCGCAACCGTTTCGCCGACAAGCGACCAGTTAATGCCCTGAGAATCGAACGCGGAGTTGAGGAGTGTGGCGATCTTCTGCCCGATGTTGTAGAAGTTCGTGGTCTCTAAAAAACCGTTCACAAAGGACAACCCGTTATTGACTTTCGCCGCGATCTTGTGGCCAATGTCCGTGGCATTGATGCCATCGACCACGCTGTTGATTTTAGTGGCAAGAGCCGCGCCGGCTCCCGCCCAATCGCCCTTGTCCACGGCGTCCTTGATCGCCTGCGCCCAATCGGGAAGTCCTAACTCTTCGTAGGTGGTGTTCAGCCCGGCGTCAGAAGAAGAACCACCGCCGCCGGAGCCATCTTTCGGCGTGGTGATGTTGTTGATCTCATCGAAGTCCATCAGCTGGACGTTCATCTCTTTCGCCGCGTCTGCCGCGCCGCCAAGGGCTTCGGCGTACTGCGTGGTGCCGCGCGTAGCTTTAGTCCAAAAGCCCTGCCCGGTCAGCGCCGCAAACACCTTCTGAATGGCGTTCAGAAGGTCCACGAAACGGTCCGTCAGGTACTCCACCACAGGCGCGACCGCGTTGATAAGCGGCGACACCGTAGTGCCAAGAGCGGCTTTTAGATAGTTGGAGGACGATGCAATTCGATCCATAGAGGACGCGAACACGCCACCAAATGATGCCGACCATTGATACAGGCTGTCGATGCCCTCTTTGACGCCCTTGGTGATGTAGGTGATGGCTTTACGGATAGCCTTGATAGATGCAACACGCGCCGCCTGTCCTTCCAGTTTCTTTAGCTGTGCGACCGTTTTTTTGATGCGGTCGGTGAAGGACGGCGGGAAGATGTTGAACATCTCACGCCCCATACGAAAGCCGGCAAGACCGGCCTTGCCAAGAATCTTGGCAAACCCCTTGCCGACAGACATAGCCTTACGCATACCGCGCTCTAAGGAGCGCACAGCTTTGTCCCAGTTCTGCGTGGACTTAGCGGCTTCGCCGATGGCATTACCGTCGTCGCGGAGCGTGGCATCCGTATCTTTCGGCACGATGCCGCCCTGCTGATAGTTCTTGCCGGCGGTATTGGCGCTCATCGCCTTGCTGGCCTCATCATTGAACTTCTTGGCCTGCTGAGTCGCCTGATGCCAGTTCTTAGTGGCGCGGCGAATGTCCTCAGACATCGCGTTTGCATTGGTGGATTTACCGCTTTTTGCGGCTTGCCCAAGCGCACTCGCAACGCTCTTCATCCGCTTATCGTCAAGGCCGTTCAGCGCGGATTTCAAACCGACGAGGGACTTGGTTAATGCGTCTATGTCGCCGGACGCGTCATCCCCCGTCTTCTTGATTTCTAATTCTAGTTCATCGATCTTGATCGCCATGCTGTTGCTTCCTTCGCGCCTTTTGCGCTGCCATCAACTGGTCGAAGTATGCGTAGGTCTTTTGGATCTCTTTCTCCTCTTTCGCCGCCTGTTCTTCTTCTGTCAGCGGCCTGATAGGATACGGTTCTTCTGTGTACCTGGATGCCTTTGCGCCTTTCTTTTTGAACGCATTGGCAAGGACTACGCCGAAAGCTTCGTGATCGTACATACCCTGGAGCCACATCTCCATATTGCGGTTGTCCCGGTCTATGTCGAATTTTTTGCGGTATGCCGCAGCCGCCATCGTTTCCCCGTGCCAAAACTGTTCGTAGGTCATTCCGTAGGACAGATAGTAGGGACACAGGTCTTCAAATATCTGCTTCAGCGTCTGCGGCTTCGGCTGGACGATGGACGGGAGAACGCTTACAGTTCCACCGTCACCGTCGCGTTTTTTACTTCGCCCTCAAGGTTCATCAGCCCGCGCAGCCCGTTGTCATACAGGTGCCGCAGCTTGCCGATGATCTCCGGGGTGATGCCGCCAAGGTCCCGCAGCATCCGGGTGGCTTCCTGTTCCGTCACCTGCGGGTGGTTCTTGCGGAATGCGAGGAACCAAGCAAGGGTGATGGTGAATGCCGGCTTCGTGGTCAGTTCGTCCCACACAAGCCCGGCACGTTCTGCAAGGATGCAGGTGGTGCGGTCATAGTCCAGCTGATAGACCTTGTGGGTCTTGCCGTCCGTCAGGCGGATTGGCGCATCGGAGAACTCCATTTCCTCCTCTTCTTCCGGCTCGTCTGTGACGGCATCGATGTCGCCGAACAGCGCTTCCTCGGCGCTCACAACTGGTTCTGTATCTGCCAATTCTTTCGTTTTCTTCGTCTGTGCCAAACCGAAAAACCTACCTTTCTTTATCGTTTGGGTGCGCCCCGCCCGCCTTTTCAGGGGACGAGCGGGGCTTTATGAGGCGGAAACTCTATGGGATCAAACCCACTCAAAGTCGCCTTCCACGATGATATTACCGGTGTTTGAAAACACCTCGTCCACTTCGGCGCCTCCGAATCCATAGGGGACCGGCTGGCCGGGGAAGCAGAAAGCATCCATCGAACTGCCGTTCGGAGCGGAGAATTTCCAGTACATCTGATTCGTGCCGGTCAGTCCCGCATAATCGGAGACGGCCTGATCCCACTTTTCGCGGAACGCCTCATAGTCATTGACCGTGAGGCCGATGCTGCCGCCGCTGTCGGACAGGCCGGGGATATAGGTGTGATTCTTCAGCGCCGAAAGCGGCGTAGTCTGAAAAGTGTTGATGTCCGTCCCAAACTCCGGGATGGACTTGACGCCGGGGATAGCGGTCCAGGTGGTGACGGCGCTTGCAGAAGCACCAGTACCATAGGACACGGTAATGCCGGCGGTGGAATAAGCATTAGCCATTGTTCAGCCCTCCATTAAGTCTTTCTTTTTGGATTTTTTCGCAGTATCTTTGGGAGCGGATTCCTCCGCTTTGTCGATTAGTTCAATCGGTTTGCCGCAGGTCGGGCAGACCGTTTTTCCGACCGGGATATATTCCCGGCAAAACGTGCATACCATTCGTTAGTCTCCTTCCGGGAGCGTGTCGCCGCCGGCAATCTGTTTGGTGAACCGGGCCACAAGGCGGTAGATAGAACGATCGGTGGTCGGCATGGGGTCTTTCATCGTAAGACGGAAGTACATGGCGTTGTAGGCGGTTTCGACAGCGTCCATGATGGCGTCTGACTGCGCCTTTGCGCCGTCCAACAGATTCGACCATACCTGCACTTCGTGGACGACGCGGTGCTGTTCGTCCGTGTAGTCGAGCGTGATGGCTCCGGGCGTCCTGACGCTGCTGACTTCTTCGACATACAGCGCCGGGAACTGCTCAGGGACCGGCTCATACTTTGCGGAACAATACAGCCCGCTTTCCACCGCACTCGCGGCGGTCACGATGCGCGTATAGATCGCGTTGAACTTATACTTAGCCATCTGAAAAAACCCTCTCTGCTACTTCGCGTACCTTCGCGATGATCGTTTCTTCCGCTCTCAGCATCCCCCGTTGGGGTTGGATCTCGGTCATCTTCTCGCCCTTGTAGTACCAGTACCCCTTGGCGGCGTACAGCCCTTTGCCAAGGTTGGAGGATGACCACGAACCCGGATAGATGTCGATGCCGTCCACGTTGGATAAGACCATCGCCGTATCACCCGCACCGAACTCGATAAACGCGATCTGCTCGTCCCTTGCCACGATCCGGCAGCCGCCGTCCGTTTCTTCAACGGAGACCATGCCGCCGTACCCCGTTTCCTCTGCCCCCATCTCTGCAAGCGCTTTTATCAGCTCTGCGATCTTGCGCTTACGCCATTCCTTCTCGCTTTGTAAGGTTTTAATGGCGTTGTCGATGGAGGCGGCGTCAAGGGTTATCGTTAGTTTGCGACGCGCCAATGGATACCTCCTTGATCGCGTAGACGATGTTCATCAGCCCGGGAGCGACCCGCGTCACGCGGTAGTTATGCGGGCCATCTTCGGGGGTCTTGCCGACCCAAATCAGCGTTTCCTCGGCGATGGGGCAGGTCATGTCACAGGTGTTCATGACCCGGTCATAGGTTGTTTCCACGCCGAACGCTTCTTCGCTGGCCGTCCCCTTGTTCGGTGACACGTTGATGCGGAACTCCACAGGAGCGGAATAGGACTTGGTCTTCTCGCCGGTCAGATAACCGTCAGAGTCCACAGCATCTGCCATGCCCTGATAGAGCGAGTACCATATCGTCTGCTTGTTGATCTCTGCCGACCGCATACTCACCACTCCAGTTTCGCCAGGGGACGCGTGTTGCAGCGGATGTAATCCACCATGTCAGGATGGGCGAACGAGATGCTGATGCCGTTTTCGGTCCTTGCCAGTTCGTTTTCCGTTCCCTGTCCGTTCAGCCCGGCGATCACAGCATAAAGCTGTATCGGTTCGTGCTGCGGGGACACATCCATATCGTCTGCCGGGAGATTGCCCCAGTAATACCAGTTCAGCAGTTCCGCTTTGGCGAGGTTGAGGAAGACGGTCAGCTGATCGTCCGTATAGTTCGCCTGGCTGTCGCCCAAAAGCGTCCGTAATGCGGTAATCTTTTCTTCTGTGGTCATTCCTGTAACCTCGCCTTATCGTTATTTCTTCTCGGTCTTTTTGGTGGCCTTTTTCGCCGGTTTCTTGGGTTCCTCGGTCTTTGGTGCTTCTTCGACCGGCTTCTCCTCAAACCAACCGACGACCGTCCCGCCTTTGACTTTTTTCTGCATCGTTAAGCCTTTCTTTAGTTCAGCACCTTGATGAAAGAGGTGTCTGCCGTGGCGGTTCCGCCAATGGCAAGAGCAACTTTGCCCGCCGCGACAGAAACGCCCGTATCACCGGCGATGTTCTTCACGGTGACCGCGTTCGTTCCGCCCACGTTCGCGATGATCGCATGCTGGCCCGCGTCAAGGCCAAGCGTCAGCACTTTGCTCGCCGCAGAACAGGAAAAGTCGATGAAAATGTCTTTCTGCTCGTCGGTGAGCGCGATGCTGTCGGTCATCGCCACGGTCGTGACGAACTCGTCCGGGCTAAAACCGTTCGTGTATTTCCATTGCATAAGGGTCATTGCTTGCCCCTCCTATTAGCTGTTCGCGGTGTTCGCGCAATGGCAGTAGATGCCGTTGACCTTGTTCTCAAGGACGAAGCAATCATGGTACACGCGGAAGTCGAACTTATACGCGTCGGCGTTAATGTTCTGATCCGGCGTCCAAATACGCGGCACACGGTGCTTCACGATCTGCGCGACAGCGGTCGGATGGACGATCATGAAGTTGATCTTGAAGCCACCGGCGGTCGGCGCAAACCCGAAGTAGGAAGTGCCGTCATACAGCGTCACGGCGGTGTTAAAACGCGCCTGCGGGACGGTGATGACGCGCATATCGTTGTACATCTCAACATTGCGGTCCACGGTCGTTTCGTTCGCAAGATACCTGGTGATCTTCGCTTTCAGACCGGCATAGGCTTTCGGGGAGACGAACAGGATACGGCCTTCGTACGGGACCTCGGCATCGTCCATCGCCATCGTAGCGGTGTCGATCAGGGTCGGGACATCCGTGGTGCCGACGGTGATGTCGGCCTTGACCGGGGTGACGGCAGACGCGTACTTCGCAAATCTGTCATTGGTATTCGATGTGGTTCGCTACTCCACACCCGCCCGCATTCCACCGGGCAGCTGCATATTTCTATGCAGATTAGACTATATCTTCACCCTGTCTATCAGGGGTTTACCACTTCGGGGCGCTTGCCCCTACTCCCTTGCGGGATAGTCGTTGAACCTTACTGAAACTGTTCCCAGCGAAAGCCGTACGCTGTTGGACGCTTCCCATATGCACAAGCCCTAATGTTGCAGGCAAGTGACTTGATGCGGTGGCTATCGTGGTATTTGATTTGGTTGACATAGTCGGCGGCCTCAAAACTGCTGCCAAATTCCATCCCTGTGTCTATGCACCGAATGGGGCGGGCCTCTTTGCCCGGTCTTGTCCAGCCGTTTGCCTTGGCGTGTAGGGTGTTCTGCCTGTTGGTACACCATTCCAGGTTGCTCACGCGGTTGTCGGTCCCGACTCCGTTTAGGTGGTTAACCTGCGGCAGTTTATCCGGGTTCGGGATAAACGCTTTTGCGACTAATCTGTGGATCAGTTCCCTGCGTGTTCCACCTAACTGAATATCCAAATAGTCCGTCCCGTGTCCCTTGTGTCTTACGGGTTTGAGGTATCTGTATGCGCCCCATCGTTTTTGAGTCCTTGAACAGCATTTTGCTGTTACTTTTCGCACACGGCCTTCGTCGGACACTTGGTACAGACCATTGGTCCCGTCTATGTCTTTCCAGTTTTCCATCGCGATACTCCTTTGATTTCGCTCTATTCAGTTTTCAGTCTTGGCTGCTGATTGCCCTCGCCGCTACGCGTTAGGGTTTTCCAGCAATTCAGTAAATTCTCGCGCTGATATTACTATCAGGCCGCCCTGAGATTTAAGGCGTCAATTTCCGGCACTTCGTGGACGCGGACGAACTCGCCCGCCACGCGGCCAAAGGCAGTACCAAGGGTCTCCTCATCATCCATCACATCGACGGTGAAGGACACGCCACGGTCTTTGGACAGGGTCAGCGTTTCCCAGGTAAGGGCCTCAGCGCCCTGCACAAAACCGACGTTGCGACTGTAGTCGGCAAGGCCGGACAGGGTCATCTTCGGAATCTTCACGGTGTTCGCGCCGATGAAGCTGATGTTGCTGTTGGCGGTGTCAAGGATCGCGCTCTTCGACGCGGCCTTATAGACTTCATCGAGAATCGGCTCAAACTTCTGAGCAAGTGCAATACTGTTGGACATTGTGTTTTTCTCCTTATGTTTTTAGGCCGGCAGACCGGCAGCCCGCCTTGCGGCGGCGAGGTCCGCATCTGCCGTTGACTTGGGCGGTGTCCCGTTGGACAGGCCCGGTTGTTTATTGAGTGCTTCGGAGGCCATAGCTTTCTTGACTTCGGCCATATACGCGCCCTGTTCGGTGAAGAAATCGTCCGCGACGCCCTCCGGCAGACCCGCTGCCATCTTGGCGGCTGCTTCGGCGCTGAATCCGCTGGCCATCAGCTTTGCCGTATAGGTGGCGGTGCGCTCCTTGGCTTCGTAGGCGGACAGTTTCTCCTGGATCGCCTTGTCGCGTTCGGCTCTTTCGGCCTCGGCCTTTTCGGCTTCGGTCATCTTGGCTTTAAGCGCTTCGTCCTTCTCAAGCATCTGCCGCTTGTAGTTCGCGGCCTCGGTGTTGGCCTTGGAGAGCAGGGCTTTCAGCTTGTTTTCGTTCTCCGTCGGTGCGGGTGCGTCCGGGATGTCCAGGCCAAGCAATGCGGTAAGCTTGTCCGCATCGCTCATTCCGTCGAATCCCTCGATCTTGGTGGTGTCAATCTTTGCCATGTATGCTCCTTTCTGCGTTTTTTGGTCGGTCTTCCCTGACCGCCTGCGTTTTTAGGTCTTCCCTGACCAATCTCCAAAGGGCTGTTCGCCCTTAGTAACCGAACGTCAACCAGCATCTGCATCGGCAGTTATTTTCGGCAAGGGTAAAGTCGCCCGGTGCGAGTGCCTCGTCGCCGTCATAGGTGGCAAAATACTCGTTTATGCCGACCGTCACGCCCTCAAGGTAGGAATGCGTATCCCGGACGCGGAAGTCTTCCATCGTGTTCCAAGTCTTGGTGGTGGCACCGTTTTCGATGGCGGCGTCCAGTTCGCCGCCTACATACAGTCGGTGTGCATCCGTATCTGCCACGCGGTAGATGTTCTCGATGTCGGCGGTCTCGGCGTACTCCGTCACCCGGTCGATGAAGGTCTTGTCTTCGATAGGCTTCATCGCCTGTTCGGCAAACCGCTCCGGGGAAGGCTCCGCAGCGCCGCCAAGCTGTTCGTTCGCTTCATTCGTGCCGTCGAGGTACGCCGTGCCGTAAAGCACCCACAGCAGTTCGATGAGTTCCTCCGTTGCCTCGTCGCGCGTTTCCGCATCCATAAGCAGCGGCTGAAGACGCACCAGTTCCGTGCGGAGTTCGTTCAGTTCATCGAATGGCATCGTGTAGGTGGGCATCTCTCGTCCTTTGCTGGGAAATAAAAAAAGGGGCCTGCGAATACTCGCAGACCCCTTCCATCGGTCCTGTTATTGCCGCCATACCATTGCGGGCTTTACTCTTTTATCAGTTTTCTTTGGATCTCCACCACCGCCAGCTGCGTTCGGTGGTTCTCAAGCTTCAGTTCGACGATGCCGCCCTTGTTGATGATCCTGTTCACCTGCTGGACGATCTCGTCATAGGCCCTGATGTCAATCAATCTCTGCTCCATCTCCTTCCTCGACCGCTTCGTCTGCCGACCGGTCATTGATGGTATCGTCTATCGTGTCTTCCGTCATCTGCTCGGCGTAGTTTAATGCGCCGCCCTGCTCCGCATTCCAAATCTTGAAGATGTAGTCCTTGGACATCTCGATGTCTTTGAGCGGGTCATTCGACAGGCCGCTTCGCTCAAGGGCGATCTGCGGCGACAGACCAAGCTGCTTCATGTTGAGCGCCGCCTGGGTCTTCGTGAGAAGGTTCGCCGTAGAGTTGCGGTCGATCTTCAGCTCAAAGTCATCGATGCCAAGGTCAAGGCCGGTGCGCCGGCGAAGGATCTCCAGCATGATCTCGTCAAAGTAACGGTTGCTTTCGTGGAACAGGTCTTCCGTGTTCCGGGCATCCGTGTCCGCAGACGCCCAGCCGTTCCTGAGATACACCGCCGTGCCGTTATCAGATGTCGAGCCGCCCGTGCGGTCGCTATACGGCACACCGCACTTGTCCATAATCTGCTCATAAAGATTGTCCAGCGTAGTCTGCGTCTGATCCTGGTCGAGGACTTCCGACATGATCTTGATGTCGGCCTTGTTCTCGCCGTTGCTCTTGAGGTTCACCATGCCGTACTGGCGGATGGTGTTGGCCGTGGTGCCGGTCTCAAACTCGCAGTTATAAGTTACGATGAGGCTTTGCACGAACTGTTCGATGGAGTCAAGGCGGTTGCTCTCTACGTCATTGTATGCGTCCATGAGCGGCACAGCCGCCTCCGGGGCTGCCATGCGGTTCTCGTTGTAGACATACTCTACCATCGGGATCTTGCCGATCACGTTGGGTTCGGCGCTGATGACGTTCGTGGCAGTAGGCAGCGACGTCATACGGTAGGCTTCCACGGTACGCGCCGCAGCGCCGCCGGCAAGATGGTATACCGTATCCGGCGTGAAGACGTCGATCATGTACTCGCTGCCGACCTGCACAAGGTTGACGCCGAATAACGGGCGGTTGCCGGGACGGGTGGAGTATACAACGAACGCCTGACGCGGGTCTAAGGCGTAGACATGGAACGGCGTATCTTCGCTGCCGTCACGGTCCGGCTCCACATACAGGACGCCGACCCCGACGGTGTGGAACCAGTTGATGACCTGGTTGTCCGCGCGGTTTTTCCCGCAGACATACAGGTATTCGTTCAGCTGCGCGACCTTATCGACCGTGGTCTCATCGGTCTTGCGGCTGATGTAATAGGCGGGCTTGGTGAGGAAGTAACCGTTTTTGAAGACCACCGCCTGATTGTAGGTATTGTTCACCACTTTATGGTTGATCTCCGGGCGGATCTCTTTCTCGCGCATGAGGATGGGCTGAAGGCCCCGGCGGTACCAGTAAAGGTATTCTTCCTCATACATATTGACGCCGTGCCAGGAAATGGCATCATTGACGGTCGCAATCAGGTTGTCCGGCGTCAAGGCATCGACGGAGGACAGGATCTTGCGCCGTCCGCAGAGCATTTCGGGGACGGTGATCGCCGCAGAATCTTTGGTTTCGGCTGTGGTTGACGCCATCGGCTCAAGCACCTCGCATAGATTTTGTAAAGTTATCTTCCTTTACGCATACCATTAGAACAACACATACGCAGTATGTCAACGAAATGGGCAAAATCCCATAGATATAGGGAGCGGGTGCGCTTTAAGAATAAAATTTGTATTCTTAAATCTCCGTTAAAAATAATTTTCGGCCCAAAGCTACAACAAATAATTGTATCAGAAGAACCGCCGCGAAAGCGTCGCCACATTCGACCGTTTTCCTATAATAAACTGCGCGTACTGCGCAAGTCCGTCCGGCACGTCATCATGCGCGTTCTTCCCGGTCAAGGTATATAAGGTGAGGTTCCGCATCATCTTCTCATACATCGACCCCTTCTTGATGTACTTGCCATCCAAAAACAAGACATGGTCCTTCACCCACGTCGAGTTCGCAAGGATCTTCGTCTCCTTGTTCGCCTGCGTGTGCCGTTTCGTGATCGAAGTTGGCCCGCCAAGCTTCGCCACTTTATCGGAGACTACATCCGCAGTCCGCCCGCCCGCAGCGTTGATCTCATACTGGCATTGAGAGACCTTGTGCTTGCACAGGATCTCCGCGCATAACTCGTCCGATACATTCGGCAGGGCGTCCGTACACACGCAGTCCACTAAGTAGTGGTCCTCGCCGTACTGATAACATACCGGCAGAAAAGTATCGTCCCCGCCGCCCTGTGCGGGGTCGCAGATCGCCCACACAGCATCCGCTTCACCCTCCGGCAGCCGGTAGAACCGCCGTAGGGAATCGGCCGGGTATAACAGCCCCTCCCGGATGTATGGCGCACCCATGTACTTCGCCGCCCACTCGGACGGCTCGATGCTCTCCTTCATGTCCCGGTAATACTGCGTCGAAAAACCCAGCTGGTACGGATAGTCGAAGTTGCTTTCCCCGCGCTTGTTGACCGCAGGGATGACGCGGAACCGATAGTCCGGGTTGCCACGGTACTGCTCCTCGATGCGCCCAAGAGGGTCGAACACGTTCCACCGCGTACCGACCATCAGTTCCAAGGCCCCGTCCTTCTTGCGGTCCTTCAGCTGGTTCAGATATGCCTGATACTTCGCATCCAGCCGGTCCGGGTTCAGCGCTTCCTCAAGGTCTTCGATAAGGTCATCACAGTACAGGATGCCGCCGACGCCGACCTCCACAGCACCCGTAAGTGTGCCGGAGATGGACCGCGCCGTAAAGGTCGGGAAACGCTTCCTACGCACCAAATCTATCGTTTCATTTTTCGCGGAGTTGTCCACGATGGCGGAGTTCGGAAAGACCTCGCCCCAGTTATAGGTATGGTCATCCGTGATGATCGACAGGATCTCGCGGTAAAAGCCATCCGTCAGCTTGTCGCTATGCCCCGTCATCACCGACGCAATGTCCGGGCGGTTGCCCATGACCCACGACATGAAGAATATCCCAAGAGTGCTATTATGTGTTGGCTTGAGAGTCCTACCAACGCAGTACACGCCGCCCTCAACGCTGATACAATTCCCGCCCTGCTGGGGGGCTTCAATCTTTCTTATGGCCGCTACCGCTGTTCTCCGTGGCTCGGAAAAAACGTGTAACTGCTTGCGCTCCAGTTGACAGGGTATGCTCATGGTTGGGTTGAAAGAAACGGCCCAATACGGTTTGTTAGCATATATTCCCGTTTTGCTCATCCCGCATTCATAGCGGACAACGCTTGTCCGCCATCCGAATGTGTTCACCAACGAAATAAAGTCATCTCGCAATCGCGGTTCGTTAGTTGTAAAGGAATACCGATGTTCTTCACGCTTTAATGTACCGTCCGTATCCAACAGCCCAGCAAGCAGTTCCAACCGTTGCCCCACGCTGGCTGTCAAATAGTCGCTTGGGATGTGCTTTTCAGTAGTTGTTTTGCTTCGACACATACCGTATTCTTGCAGCTGTCCGCGAAGCCCTCTAAACCCATAATATCGAACACCCGTAACCTTATGTTGTGTATCCCAGGCTAATTCATAGCCATTGTCAAGTATCTTTTGCACAATGGCAAAATCGCTTTCCGCACCGCATATGTCAGGGTTGCGATTGCGCCCGTCTCCAAGCCATGCGCCAAGCGTATACGGATCGACATAAAGTGCTTTCTTTTCCCCGACAACAATGCCTTTTTGCGGAGAAAAGTACCTGCGACGCCCATCTTTTTCGGCAACCCCATTCTCAAACAGGGTCTTGGTTTCAACAGTAATTGTTTTATGCAAATGGCGGTCATAAAGAACCCACTCATGGTTTCCGTGGCATTGTATCTTCTCGCCGTCCGCAAACTCTATCTCATATTGCATTTCGCATGGGGTATGGATCGCGTAGATGCTCTTAAACTCCCCGTCAAGACCAATCACTTTGTCCAAGATCGTCAACTCCCCGTGCTTTTTCCATCCGTCACGCGTCAGGACAGGCGTATCGTATGCAAGGGCTTTGCCGGTCCTCGGAGGAAGAGAGACCCCTAAGAACCGAATGCGCCCGTAAAACAGGTCCTCAAGGTCCTGACACAGCACCCACAACACCCGCCGGCGGGGAAGCCAAAACTTTTTCTCCGGCGAACGGTCCCACTCCAAAAAGATCATGTAGTCATCAAAGTGTTCCCGCGCCGTCAAGAGGTACGCTTTCCGCAAAAGCCCCATGTACCGCGAGACCTCGTCGCCGTCTAACGCGTCCTTCGACAGGGCCGTCAGATGCGCCCGGTACTCCCGGATCATGTCATATACACCCGCTTTGTGCTGGCCGTGGTAAAGATTCACCAGGCAGGCGTACTCCTTCTCATAGTCCCCTTGGCCACGGAAGACTTTCGCAGCCGTGATAAGGTCGCCCTTGTTGACTTTGACGCCCATAGAAAAAAGGACCTCCCTTCCCTAAAGAAGTAAAGGCCCTTCCATCGCCTGTTCTTAACCACCCGCCGGCCATGCCACGCCAGCCGGGGCGCAACCGCTTACCCCCGCAGCGACCGCAGCCGGATTAACTCCCGGAGCAGGTCCTTCGTCTGCCCCGACAGCGACCCCTCGCCGAATAATGCAATGAGGTCACCGTCCTTATCCGGGTTTAATGCCACCTGGATCTTTAGACAACGGTCTTGATACGCTTTCTGTGCCGTCCCGCCGGTACGCTCATAATGTTCGTGAGACCGCACACGCGCTTTTTCTTTCTGCTCTTCGCTCATCTTCCTTGCCATACCCCGAAGACCCTCCTCTCAGCATATAGCAATGATAGCATATATCATTGAGATAGGCAAGGCCCGGTAGGCTTTTTTATTTTTGGGATTTTTTGAGAACCGCCCCGTAGACTATATAGATAGATATACCATCTTTTTATTATTTCGGCGATTGAGAGGGTAACCCCCCTTCGGGGGCGCCCTGGGTATATCCCCCCGGGTAGGGGCCGGACGGATGCCAGGACGGACGCCGGACGCCGGAAAGATAGTCCTGTTTTGCGGCGCGATCCGGGACCGGGACTATATATTGTGGCTGTATGTTCTTTTTGCCACTATATGTTGTGGTGCTATAAAACTATTCGCGAAAGTTTAGTTTAGCGCATAGTTTGGTTATTGTAAAATATAGCAGGCGCTAACTTTACAATCGGCGTCTTCCCGAACGGGTCACCCGCCTATATTATTATTTACTATCTTATATGTCTATCTGTTTATATATCCATATAGGCCGGGGCGGATTTTAAATAACTATCTAACTATCTAACTATCTATATAGGGGCCGGCGGGATTTTTTAGCATAACTATATATCTATCTAATTATCTATAGGGGCGCCAGGCTTTTCTTTTCGGGGATCGGCTCCGGCGCCAGCTGCGGAGGTGCTGCGAGGTTTTGTCCTGGCGATCCTGAAAAAACCTTGAAAAAACTTGAAAAAATCCCCAAAAAACTATTGCATTTATCATTGATATATGATAGTATATAGCCGTAGGGAAAAGTAAATAAAAAGCCGATCCGGGAACACTGGAAAAGTAATCGGACCGGCGCCACCGTTGGAGGCTTAACAAGTATAAGCCTCCGCGAGAAAAAAAGCAAGGAGGCTTTAAAAATGGAAAAGTACAATTACTTTGAAGCTGTCGCGGCGGACGTCCGCGCGTGGTGTGAAGAGAACGCAGACTATACCCCGATGAGCGTTGACTCGCGGGAAGACATGGCGGAATATCTGAACGATACCCTGTGGACGGAAGACAGCGTCACCGGCAACGGCTCCGGCTCCTACACGTTCGACTACTCCAAGGCCCGCGAGTATGTGCTGGCCGACCTGGACACCGTCCGCGAAGCATTCGAGGAGTTCGACGGGAAAGCCCGGTTTGCGGACCTGTTTTTCTCGGAGGACTGGGAGACGATCGACGTTATTGCCCGTTGCTACTGCCTGGGCGCGGCCATCGCGGACGTTGTGCCGGAACTTCCGGCGGAGTGGTTCGGCGAGGAGGTGCAGTAATGACCTACGCTTGCGACCATCGCCAATACGGCGTCTTGGAGGGGCTGGCATATCGGAGCGCAAACCGCGCGTATTTGGTGGAGCGTTACGGCGCGGAGGACGCCCGGACGGAGTTAGAGGCAAACCGGCGCACGGAGGGCAAGTAATGTTTGGGGTTAAAAAGCTGCAAAAAGAAAACGCCGCGTTGCGGGCAATGCTTGCGGCTGCGGGCGTCCGGGAAAACACGCCGGACGCGGACGCGGCCCGGGATTCCTGGATTGCTCCGGCGGGCTACACCTGGCAACTTGGCGACGCGGTCCTTGACGGGGTCCATTGCCTGATAGCCGGTACCACCGGCTGCGGTAAATCCACGCTGATTAACTCTATCATTTTCTCCGCCCTGGCGAAAACGCCGGCGGACGCGCGTCTGATTCTTTGCGATCCGAAAAGAGTAGAACTGTATAAGTATAGCCGCTTGCCGCACGTTTTACGCTATGCGGAGGACGCGGCCGGGATCGTCTCAGCGCTGGAATATGCGGTGCGGATTATGGAAAAACGCTATATTGACATGCGGGCGCGCGGGATTGATCGTTACGCGGGCGGACCGGAGATTTGCGTTATAATCGACGAACTGGCGGATTTGATGATCGGTCCGCAGAAAAAAGCATTTTCCGCCACGTTACAGCGGCTGCTGCAGCTTGCGCGGGCGGCGGGCATTCACGTTATAGCGGCGACGCAAGCCCCAAATAGAAAGATTATCCCGGCGGAGATTGTACTTAATTTCCCGCAAAGAATCGGTCTCCGCTGCCTATCGTCTATAGAATCAAGGCAGATAGTCAATAAAGCCGGATGTGAGGACCTTCCCGCGCACGGTATCGGATATTTTATCAATAATTGTACGGCGCGGAAAGTTGAAATTCCCTTGACGCCGCCGGAGGATATAGCGGAGCGCGTCGCCTTTTGGGAAGCGCAAGTTTAAATTGACGGCGCAAGCTGCGCCGCGATCCTAAAGCCCGCGAAAGCGGGCTTTCCTTTTATCGCCGTTATACTTAAAAAAGATAGCGTTTTAAAGCCGTTTTAAGCGCGTTTCGGCGCGTTATGGTATAGATGTAGCCCTGCGGCTTTTCGGCGCGTCTACGGGGCCGTTAGGGGCCTTGCGCGGCGTGTTTTGCGGGCGCGTTCCCGCTGGCGTTGTGGTTTTTCGCTCCGGCGGGCGCTCCGGCGCGGTTTTCATACCTGCAGAGTAGGTTAATTAGCATACGCTAATCACGAACGTGTGTTCGGCGAACAGGCGTTTGGTGAACAGGTGTTCACCCTCGGCCGGGGGCGGCCATCAGGAAGGCCCATCAGAGGCCCATCAGGGGCCATCAGCGTTTCATCAGCGTTTCCCGGAAAAGCCGTCGGCTTTCGGCGACACCATCAGCGCAAAAGAAAAGAGCGGGGCATCCATCTCCCGCTCTCTCTGCTATTATTTTTCCGTTTCGGCTTACACTTCTGATCTCGGCGGCTTGGATCTACCGCCCGGTTACCGGGCAGATAAGCCCGCAACACTCGTTCCTTGCATTCCACAAAGCGCATTCCTGACGCATACACACCGCCAGCTGCGGAAAGTTTGCCACCGCCAGGATTGGGCATATACGCGTCTTCTGCGCCGCGTCCACCATTACGTCCGTACGAAGTTTGATCGTTTCCCCATAAGATAAAGATAAACAGGGCATTAAGATAAAGATATTCCTGTGGTATATCGCAGATGGGCATTCGCCCCTGTGCGCGTCATCCCTGTGCGTGACCGCCCGTTCTCTTGCGCTTCTCCCAGTACCGTTTGTTCGCCTCCCGCTTCTTGTCTGGGTGTTCGGCGGTGTAGTCACGCTGATAGGCGTTGTGGGCGTTCTTCGCAGCCCTGCTCATTCCGCTCGGTTTCTTCTTAGCCGGGGTCTGTCCTTTGTTCATTTGGATCTCCTTTGGCCTGTTCTTCAAGCCCCTGGGCGATGCCGCCGATAAAGTCGGACACCGCGATTACTATTTTCTTCCGGCGCTCTGCCGCCGATACTTCTCTCCAAAGCTGTAAGATAAAGATAGCGCTTACCACTAAAGCAATATAAATGTCCATCAGATATTCCTCATGCTTTCCACCGTCTGCCGCAACCGTTCGTTGCATTTATTGCACAGCGCCGGGTTGCCTGCCTTGCCGCCCAGTTCCTTCGCGTGATACTCCCATTCCCATTCGGTGATCTTCCTGGCGAAGGTCAGATACTGTACGCCGTCCTTTATCGGCTTGCCGCAGAGATAACAGATCTTAGCGTTTATCGGCATTCTGCTGTCCCTCCATCGCGATCAGGAACGCCACGTTACACGCTATATGCCACAGATGCGGCAGACCGCTCTCCTCGTCCAGCTTGTGCGGATCATTCCACGCCGCACGAACGTGGCGAAGGATGGCTTTCCAGTAGCGCTCCGTCGATACCGTCTGCCAGTTGAGCGGGTCGCTGTACTTGGCAACGCCGTACTCTCGCACCTTTTCTATTGCATCAAGGATGTCCGGCGGGACGAGCGTGTAGTCGGGCTTTCCTTTGTCAGCTTTCATCGCTTTCCTCTTCATACGGCGGGAAGCTCATCTGAATCGCAAGCCGCTTGTAACACTTGTCACACATCCACATCGTCGGAAGCCTGTACACTTTTTCGTGGTTAATTCCAGCGTATCGGCGGAATGTCATCGTCTGATAATCCGTGTTCGTAATTTCTCGCCCGCACCAGTCGCAGGTGACTTTCATTATTCTGCTCATTCCGTTTCCCCTTCCGTGATATATTCCTGCCCCGCTCTCGTTATCGTTACTTTTGACGATACCCTGTCTCCTTTTTCAAAAACCACCTTGTACCCGTTCTCCGTCATCAGCGTAATCAGCGCATCTATTTCGTGTGCAGAGAACCGCTTCAGCTTGAACACCGCTGTCATTCTTCGCTCCTTTCTCCATCAGCGCAGAACCAATCGGAATCTCTGTGCATACTGTGCAATAAGCAGTAGGACGGCTTATACCGCCGGTCTTCTGTTCCGTCCTGTTTCAACTCGTTCACGGTGTACCATTGGCAATCCTTACACAGGATAAGCTCATCCTC